TTTGGTTTCAGAACAGTATAAACTCAGTAAATCTTATCCAAATCAACAGATAAACCAAGTTATTACAGATATTTGCACAACTGGATTGGGGATTAGTAGTGACAGATTAAGTATTGATGAGACTTATGGTGTCTATAGTTTTGTTATACCGAAATTAAAGCCATTAGATGCTATCAATTGGTTATCAACATATGCTAGACCAAATGATGGTAACTCCGCAGGAGACAAATTCACAGGTGCGGATATGTTGTTTTTTGAAAACAACAAAGGGTTTAACTTCAAATCGTTACAGACCTTAACAGACGGTAATAATTTGACCGTCTATAATACTTATCGTTATGATCCAAAAAATATCAATGAAGCAAATCTAACAGAAGAAGTTCTTAATGTAACAACATATGAAATACTAGATTCATATGATACATTAAATGCTATCAATTCTGGCATGTTTGCCAATCAGTTGTTATCTGTAGACATTCTAACAAGAAAGAGAATGACAACTAATTTTGACTACTTTGCGTATTGGAATGATAGTTCTACAGGTGGTTTGAATAACTATCCGATAACAAACAACTATCAAAACCGTTTTGGCAAAAAACTAAACGAAACAAACCAAGCTACACTTAAATTGGTTTTTTCCAACTTTGATGAAGCTAATAATGCAGTAGTGCAAGCCAATCCAGGTTCTGTTGCACCAAACATTTTTGCAGAGACATACATACCATATAGGACAGCACAGTTAGCCTTAGCAAACTATACAAGACTTAAAGTTTCTGTTCCTGGTGACCCAAATCTTACTGTTGGTACTGTTATTGAATTTGAATTGATATCACGAGACCCATCCAGCAAAGGTTTGGATTTATTTTATTCTGGAAACTATCTAGTTACTGCGGTGAGACATTTGGTGACGCAAAATGACTATAAGACTGTTATGGAAATAGCCAAAGAAAGTGTTCCAAATCAGTATCCAGATATTCCAGTTGAGTCTTCTGCTTGGAAAACAGCAGTGGGTGGTTAAATGAAAACAGTAAATAATTTTGCAGGACTTAATGGTTTTATATGGTGGGTCGGTGCAGTTGAAAATAGAGTTGATCCGCTTGCACTTGGTCGTTGTCAAGTCCGTATCTTTGGTTGGCATACAGACGATACAAGTTTAATTCCTACCACAGATTTACCTTGGGCTCATCCAATGAACTCAATAAATACAGCTAAACAATTCCAACCACTTGAGATAGGTGATTGGGTTTTAGGGTTTTTTATGGACGGTGAAAGTGGTCAGTTTCCTATTATGATGGGTGTATTGCCTGGTTTTGCAGCCGCCAACACAGCAACCTCATCATCTGTTACAACTGGTTCAACTGATTATTCAAGTTCAGAAGAAGAAAGTGGAACATAATGGCAACAGCATCAGATATAGCAGCAAGTTCGGTTAACAACGCAAGCAACATAATTTATAACACAGTAACTGGTGCAATAACTAGTGCTGAGAATGCTTTTACTACATCTTTTGTCAATGCAGCACCAACAAATATTTCTCCAGTTGGTGCAGTCTTTGAATTAAAATCACCACAGTTACCAAATGGTGGATTCTTCTACACGGCCGGTTCACAAACCACACCAGGCCTTTCAAGAGGTTCATTGGCAAATGCCTCATTAGCAACTAACAATGCAGATTTATCACACGTTTGTGACTTCAAGTTTACTTTTAGTCTTGGTTTGGATTTAGGTGGATTGATTAATCCCATTGCGGCACTTCAAAATGCAGTTAAGAATGGTAAGATGGCCGCAGCTAATGCAATTCGTGCAGCCATTAGTCAACTACAACAAGGTTTCAGACTTATCGTGACTGGTATATTATCAGCATTAAATCTTGATCCAACAGGTGTTGCATCTCTTTCCTTTTCTACAGCCAAATACTATGTTAGACTGGTTACTGAAGCAATCAATAGAGCTGCTCAAATTGTTTATGATGTATCTCTGATTGTTAATTTAGCCAAAGATTTACAACAAATTATCACATGGATAGAAACTTTACCAGCACAATTAAAAGCAATTGTGGCACATTGTTTGACAAATTTTAAAAATTCTTTGAATTCAACCGTAAATAACATTCAATCACAAACAAACATACACAATATAACTAGTGGTGCAATTAATCAACTGACTAACAGTACCGCTAGTTATGGTAGCACATTGAATAGTGCAGTAGTAAATGCTGTAACTAATCCAACCGCTGCATCAGCTGGTGCATTAACCAATCATATAACGGAAACAGTTGCGTCAGCTACACCATCTTATGGTACAACTGCAAAAACAGCATCTCAACCTTAAGGACTTTGAATGGATCAACCAGATTTTTTTACAGCATGGACAGAGCCTGAATCGGCAGCCAATTCACAATATCAACCAGTATACCCATATAATAATGCCACACAAACACCTAGTGGACATTCATTTGAATTGGATGACACACCAACAAGAGAACGTGTAAGACTGCAACACCGCACAGGTACATTCATTGAAATGCATCCTAATGGTGATGAGGTGCATAAGGTTTATGGTGATGGATATGAAATCACAATTAAAAATAAAAATTTATTGGTGCAAGGCAGAATGAAAATTGAAGTTCAAGGCGATTGCGAGCTTCATGTTGCGGGAGACTTAATTGAACAGGTTGATGGTAATGTTGAACAACATGTACAAGGAAATTTCACACAAGTTGTTCAAGGTGTATACAGTATAACTTCAATTGGTGATACGGTTATCAATGCAGGTGGTTCTCTTGGTGGTGGATTGAAATTAAACACAGGTGACTACCAACATATCACAGGTGATTTGACCGTTGATGGTGAGATTACAGCTGGCAAAATAACATCCACTGGTCGAATAGACGCTTTGACCGGCATGAGTGCAGGTGTAGAAGGATTTGTTACAGTTTTGGGTGGCGTTTCTGCTGGAATACCAATTGCAACGCCAGGTTCAGTCACCGCATTAGCTGAAGTTTCTGCACCACTTGGTGAATTTGGTGTTATGAGTGCATTATGGGCTTATGATACGGTTAATTTAAGTCTACACAATGCACACATACATATATCACCTAAAGGACCAACGGGTCCACCAATTCCACAAGAAATAGGAGTTTAATATATTATGAGCGTTTACGCAAGATTAGGTTTCAATTCGAGTAATCCAACAATCAATTCATTGTCATCAACTTACAGTAGTAATGTAAATACACAAATGACAATTTTGCCATCGTTATTGAAACCATGGCAAGCTAATGCTTTGGCTACTGGCACCGGAACTGATGGTTTTTTTGTGAATCCTGTGGCAAATGTGACACAGTTAATTTGGAATACGTCAAATACTCTGGTTGGACTTACAGCCAATTTAACATCATCGGACCCAACCGTAACAACTGCGTTGGCTAATATAGTTGCAACATCTGTCACATTAGCAAACACAACAGCAAATAACTATTTGTATGTAACAAATAAAGAATCCAACGTTATTCCACCAGATTCTGACACAACGACACCACATTACACCACAGCTACGGCTCAAGGTAAAATGTTGTCATACATCACAAGACAAACTGATGGTATTGCAAACACTTCTGTTATTATGGGTAATTTTTCAAGTGTTACATTAGGTAATACTTTGGCCAACTTGTATAGTTCAATGAACACATTGACTATTATTTTATCAAACTCCATAACATATGATTTTATAACAAATACATACATTACAAGTATAAGTACCGCAAACGCTCTAGCCTTACAAAATGTAGTTTCAACTGCCAATTTTGTCATGTATTACTATCCACAGCAAGACTCACAATTCTTTCAAAATTCTGCAAATGTGATACATGATTATAACAAATTGAGTGGTCTTAATAATCTTGGACAGTCACAAAACTTTCTTTTAAACAATTATATTGGTACTCCTGCATTAAAGGCCCATTTGAACTCATAAATAACAGATGGCAAATTTACAGAAAATCTATTCAGACTTAGACTTAACATTTAGAATGTTACCGGTAACAAAAGATGTTGCCCTGCGTTATGACGACCAGGCGGTAATAGCTTCTGTAAGAAATCTATTATTGACAAACTTTTATGAGAGACCATTTCAACCAACCGTTGGATCCAATTTAACTGGTTTATTGTTTGAACCTGCAACTAATGTCACTTCAAGTATTTTGGCTGATGAAATTCAAAATGTTGTTGCAAATTTTGAACCAAGAGCAAAAATTAGTAATATTGATGTGCAACTTTCAACGGATAAAAATGGTTTCAGCGTCACCTTGACCTTTTTTATTGGAAATAATACTACACCAACAAATGTTAATCTCTTTCTTCAAAGGTCCAGATAATGGCATCTAATACAAATGTTCAAGTTGCTAGCTTAGATTTTAGTAACATTAAGCAGAACTTCATCAATTATCTGCAAACACAAGATACTTTCAAAGATTATAACTTCACAGGTTCTTCTTTGTCTACTTTGTTGGATGTTCTTGCATACAATACACAATACAATGCTTTCTATTTGAACATGGTAGCCAATGAAATGTTCTTGGACTCTGCGATACAACGTTCATCTGTGGTTTCCCATGCAAAAATGTTGAATTATGTGCCACGTTCAGCTGTTGGTCCTGTTGCTGTTATCAATCTTAGATTCACCGGAATAACAACTAGTACATATACACTTCCACAATATACAAGTTTCCGTTCTGAAGCTATCAACAACATAAATTATAATTATGTAACATTGAATGAAACAACCGTACCTGTAAGTGCCAATGTGGCCACATTCAATGGTGTTGAAATCAAACAAGGCTCAGTGCAAAACTATACGTTTACAGTCAACAGCACGACAAATCCAAAATATATTTTTGAGATTCCCGATTCAGGTATTGATACATCCACAATGTCTGTTACGGTTAAACAATCAACATCTAATACCTCACAACAAGTATTCTATCCAACAACCAATTATTTGGAACTAACACCAACTGATCCGGTATATTTTTTACAAGAAGCAACAGATGGCAACTACCAAATTTATTTTGGAGATGGTATTTTAGGTCAAAAACTTAGTGATGGTAATGTTATTAAAGTTACCTATGTTTCTACAAAAGGTACTGCGGGTGGATTAGCAAATGGTTTTACTTTGATGACCAACTTTGCACCATATAGTACAGTTACCATAACTCCTTATCTTTCTGCCACACAAGGTGAAAATAAAGAAGATATTGATTCTATTAAGTTTCAAGCACCAAAAGCATTTGCGGCTCAAGGTCGTGCAGTTACAAAAAATGACTACATTACATTACTACAACAAAATAATTTGGGTATCAGTTTTGATGCAGTATCTGTATGGGGTGGAGAAGAAAACAATCCACCAGCATATGGCCAAGTGTTTATTTCTCTAAAACCAACTGGTGCATATGACTTAACTGCAACACAAAAACAATTAATTGCCAATCAAGTACTGAAACCATATAGTGTTTTGACAGTTCAACCCACAATTATAGACCCAGATTACACATAT